GCTAAATCAAGAGCTCTTAAAGCTGAGTACACAATGGAACTCGCTCAAGACCTTAAAGCAATCCACGGTTTAGACGCAGAAACAGAACTTGCTAACATCTTATCAGCAGAAATTCTTGCTGAGATTAACAGAGAAGTAGTAAGAACTATCTACATCAACGCTGAAAAAGGCGCTGCTGTAAATACAACAACTGCTGGTATCTTTGATTTAGATACTGACTCAAACGGTAGATGGTCAGTTGAAAGATTCAAAGGTTTGATGTTCCAATTAGAAAGGGACGCAAACAGAATAGCACAAAGAACAAGAAGAGGAAAAGGTAATATGATTATCTGTTCTTCAGATGTTGCTAGTGCTCTTCAAATGGCAGGAGTTTTAGATTACACTCCAGCGTTAAACAACAATTTGAATGTTGACGACACAGGAAACACTTTCGCAGGTGTCCTAAACGGCAGATTCAAAGTATATATTGACCCATATTCTGCTAACTCAGCAGCTAAACAATACTATGTAGTAGGTTATAAAGGTACTTCACCTTATGACGCTGGTATGTTCTATTGTCCATATGTGCCTCTACAAATGGTTAGAGCAGTTGGTCAAGATACTTTCCAACCAAAAATCGGTTTCAAAACAAGATACGGCTTAATCGCTAATCCTTTTGCTGAAACTGGTGCGATTTCAGGTGCTGCTACAGCAGTAAATGACGCTGGTTCTGCTAACTCAAACAGATATTACCAAAGAGTGCAAGTTGCAAACTTAATGTAATACTGGTTAGTATTCAACAACATTAAAGAGGGGGCTTCGGCCCCCTTTTTTTTGGCCTTCCTTCCGGGTGGATAAATAGTATTATGACCACTACAAACAGAAATGACAGGCAACCTACAAAGTTAGATTATGCTTCACCAACGCAGTTTAAGTTTCAAATTTTAAAACTGCCAAAGGTTGAGTTTTTTACAACCTCTGTTAATCTACCAGGATTATCACTAAACTCTATTGAACAACAAACACCACTTACAGATATTCCTGTACCTGGTACTAAACTAACATATCAAGATTTAGAAATTACCTTTATGGTAGATGAAAATTTAGAGAACTATAGAGAGATACATGGTTGGTTAACAGGTTTAGGTTTTCCTAAAGCAAGAACACAATTTACAGAGTTAGTTAAGTCAGGTAAAGATAGATTTCCTATACAAGGTAAAGACACTACATTAAATTTACCAGGTGATGGTGCAAGATTAAAAGATGGTGACCCAGCAACACCAATAGGACCTTTATTTTCAGACGCAACACTTAACATATTAACTAGTAAAAACAACGCAAACATAGAAGTAAGATTTAATGATGTGTTTCCTATCTCATTGTCAAGTCTTAATTTTAATCAACAAGCGAGTGATGTGGATTACTTACAAGCAACGGTAGGTTTCAAATATAAGTTATATGAGTTTGCCTTAAAAGGCGCATTTAGAACTACAGAAACCGTGTCCTAAGCTTTACTTTTTAAGTAAATTATGATAGATTGGGTATATTATGGATTTGGAAAAATTACAAGAATTAGCAGATAAAGATTTAAAGATTAATGAAACCGAGTTAGACTTGGAATCATTAAGACTACCTCAATTACACAACAAATATATGAAACACTTAACAAAGTTTAAGTTATTGTTGAGTAAATCAGAGGCTGAATTAGCAACTACAAAAAAAGAACTATGGGAGTATTATACAGGCAAAGCAGACGCTTCTGTTTATGCCGAGAAGCCTTTTAATTTTAAACTATTAAGACAAGATGTAGACCAGTATATACAATCAAATGAAGAGTATATAAAGGCAAAACAAAAAGTTGATTACTTAAATACAACCATTGACTTCCTAGATAGAACTATAAGGCAAATCACTAATAAAACTTTCACAATAAAAAATGCCATTGAGTGGCGAAAGTTTACTAGTGGAGCTATATAGTGCCCAATATCAGATATATCGTATTAGAAAAAAAGAATGATGTCTACCTCAAAGTTGAGGCAGATGATTCTATCCGTAGAGAACTTGGCGAATACTTTACCTTTGAGGTTCCTGGTTTTAAGTTTATGCCTCAATACCGTAACAGAGTGTGGGACGGCAAAATTAGATTATATTCTTATGCAACCGGACAGATATATGTCGGTTTATATCCTTACATATTAGATTGGTGTAAAAAGAATAACATTGAAGTTGTTGATGGCACAAAAATACAAGACACTAAAGTTGACGATAGTAAGGTTGACAAGTTTATTAAAGCACTAAATATTCCTTTTAAAGTTAGAGATTATCAAAAGGAGGCATTTGTATATGCAACTAGAAAAAATCGTTGTTTACTTTTATCACCCACAGCTAGCGGAAAATCTCTTATTACTTACCTTCTTGTTAGGTTTAACATTCTTCGGTTAAAAGAAAGTAAAAAGAAGATACTAATAATTGTTCCGACTACCTCGTTGGTAGAACAACTATTTAAAGATTTCAAAGATTATGGCTGGTCGCCTGACCGAAATGTACATAGAATATATCAAGGTCATGCAAAAGAAACAAATAAACCAGTTATAATATCTACATGGCAATCTATCTACAATCTACCTAAAAAATGGTTTAAAGATGTAGGTATGATAATAGGTGACGAAGCACACTTATTTAAGGCCGTATCACTTACAAAAATATTGACAAAACTAGAAAAATGCCCATATAAAGTTGGTATGACTGGTACTTTAGACGGTACAAAAACCCATAAATTAGTATTAGAGGGCTTATTTGGTGCTGTAAATAAAGTAGTAACCACAACGGAATTAATGGAGAAAGGAAAACTAGCTGAGCTCAAGATATATTGTTTGGTCTTAAAACACGGTAAAACGGAAAGTAAACATTGTTTTGGTATGAACTATCAAGATGAAATGGATTATATTGTTAAGAGTGATAAGAGAAACAAATATATTAGAAACTTGGCCGCTGGCCTACAAGGTAATACACTATGTTTATTTCAGTATGTAGAAAAACATGGTAAAGACTTATACGAGATGATAAAAAATAAAGCAACCGATAAACAAGTATTTTATGTACATGGAGGAGTTGACGCAGATGAACGAGAAAAGATACGAGAAATTACAGAAAGCTCTGACGGCGCCATTATCGTGGCTTCGTTCGGAACCTTCTCAACTGGAATTAATATTAGGAACTTGCATAATGTTATTTTTGCTAGTCCTAGCAAGTCTAGGATAAGAAACTTACAATCTATAGGAAGAGGTTTAAGATTAAAAGATAATAATAGTCATGCGACATTATACGATATTTCAGATGACCTTACTTATAATGAGAAAGAGAACTATACACTAGCTCATTTTAGGGAAAGGATAAATATATACAGCGAGGAAGATTTTGATTATGAAATCCATAATGTGGAGCTGAACAATGCAGAAACAACAAATTAAAATTGTAAAACTAATTAACGGTGATGATATAGTTACCGATATGCCTATCGGTGATAAGCAGTTGCCAGACAAGTCTATATTGATTCGGTTACATAAACCATTACAAATAAAATATGTACCTCAAATAACACCAACAGGTTTTAGAGATTACATAGCATTGATTCGTTGGACTAATTATACCAACGATAATGTGGTCACCATACCAAAAGATAAGATATTAACGATAACAAACGCCTCTCCCGAAATGACGGTTAGTTATAACGCTATCGCTAATAATTATCATAAAATGGAAGAACCTAGAAAAGATAAACAATATCAAAGAGAAACTTTGACCCCCGAACAAAATAAAAAAGTCAATGAGATATTTGATGAATTCTTGCATGATGAAGATGAGGATCCACCTACATTACATTAGGTGTCTTTATGCAAACGGACACCGTTATTATACGGACAAAAAAAGAAATGTCAACCTTGGAATGAACATTGACATTTAACTAATTATAGTATAAAGTGAGAATATTATGGCACAAACAAAAAAGAAATCAGAACACTATGTTAACAACAAAGAATTCTTAGCCGCTATGGTTGAGTATCGTAAGTCAGTTAACAAAGCAAAAAGAGAAAAAAAAGAAAAACCACCAGTACCAAACTATATTGGTGAATGTTTTTTAAAGATAGCGAATCATCTATCTTATAGACCTAATTTTATTAATTATACTTTCAGAGATGATATGATATCTGATGGTATAGAAAATTGTTTACAATATCTTGATAATTTTAACCCTAAAACATCTAATAATCCTTTTGCATATTTCACGCAGATTATCTATTACGCTTTTGTTAGAAGAATACAGAAAGAGAAAAAACAAATAACAATCAAACAAAAGATGATAACTGAAGCAAACTATGACGATATGGCATTACAACCAGGTGAAGATAGAGAGTTTAAAAATCAATTCACAGAATTTTTACAAAAAAATATGGGTGTAAAAGATGATAAAAAATAATGACCTATGAAGATTGCATTATTAAACGATACACATTTTGGTTGCAGAAATGATAGTCCTGCCTTTATAGAATATCAAAATAGATTCTATAACGAAATATTTTTTCCATATTTACAACAATATAACATCAATACATTAATACATTTGGGTGATGTGGTAGATAGAAGAAAATTTATTAATCATAATACAGCACACAATTTTAAAAAAGTATTTTTTAATAGACTAGAAGAAATGAACATTGATACTCATATTATCATTGGCAATCACGATACTTATTATAAGAATACAAACGAAGTAAATGCTTTACAAAATCTAAGCATTAATAAAAACGCTAAAATATATACACATGCTACAGAGGTAGAGTTTGATGGTTTACCTATATTGTTTATACCTTGGATTTGTGATGATAATGAGGCAGAAACGGTAAGAACTATTGATAATACAAAGGCCGTTATTGCAATGGGTCATTTAGAAGTAAAAGGTTTTGAAATGCATAGTGGTCATATGAATGAACACGGTCTTGACAAAGTAGTATTTAAAAGATTTGAAAAGGTTATGTCTGGTCATTTTCATAAAAAGTCAGATGATGGCCATATTTACTATCTTGGAACACAATACGAAATGACATGGTCAGATTACCATTGTCCAAAGGGGTTTCATATATTTGATACTCAAACAAGAGAACTATCAAGAGTGCCAAACCCTATGTTGATGTTTAAAAAGATTACATATAACGACAAAGAAAACAATTACGATAATTTAGATATTACTGAATATGATAAACACTTTGTTAAGTTATACATATCTAACAAGACAGATAATGATATGTACGAAAGATTAATGGATAAATTTTATAATAAAATTAATGTACATGCTATAGATGTAATTGAAGACCCTACAGATATAGGTGCTTCAGTAAGTGAAAATATATTAGAACAAGGCGAAGATACCTTAACATTTTTAGGCAATTATATTGACCAGGTAGATACTGATTTAGATAAACAAAAATTAAAGACCTTTGCAAAAGAATTGTATAGTGAAGCTAGCGAATGATACATGAGAGCATGTGGAGATTGTACACTATGTTGTAAACTACCAGCTATTAAAGACTTCAAAGAAGGATATAGTTGGTGTAAAAATTGTGATATAGGAAAAGGTTGTAAAATATATGAAACACGACCACAACCTTGTATAGATTTTGATTGTATGTGGAAAGACGAAAGAACAAATGAAGAGTTAAAACCGAACAAAGTAGGTTTTTTTATAGCAGATGAAGGAGACCCTAAAAACTTAACATTATATACCGAAGAATATAAATTAAAGAGTATTATACCTCATCTACAAAGAAACCAATTTTATAACAAAGATGATGAGTGTATGGGATTTGTGATTAGATATAATAATAATCCAAATGATGTGGCATACTATAATTATGAAATGGATCCGACTTGGATTTCCTTTCATAAAAGAGATTTTAAAGAATGATAACATTTAAACGAATAAGTTATAAAAATTTTTTATCAACAGGTAACCAACCTATAGTTGTTGACCTTAACATGTCGCAAACAACATTAGTTGTAGGCACAAACGGTAGTGGAAAGTCAACACTATTAGACGCATTATGTTTTGTATTATTTAATAGACCATTTAGAATTATTAAGAAAGAACAAATGGTCAATACTATTAACAATGGTGATTGTGTTGTTGAGGTAGATTTTCAAGTTGGTACTAAAGAATATAAAGTAAGAAGAAGTATTAAACCAAATAACTTTGAAATATATTGTAATGGTAAGATGATAAATCAAGACGCAAGTAATATTGACTATCAAAAATACCTAGAACAAAATATAATGAAACTAAATTACAGGTCGTTTATTCAAGTTGTACTATTAGGTTCCTCATCATACGAGCCGTTTATGAAGATGAAACCAAGATATAGACGAGAAGTAGTTGAAGAGATACTTGATATCAGAGTTTTCGGGCTGATGGACTTAATTTTGCGTTCAAAACAGAGCGACCTCCAAAAAACTCTCACGGAGGTGCGCCACCAATGTGAGTTAATAAAGACCAAGTATGAAACTGAAGCAAAGTACCTTAATTCTCTCCAGGCGCAAGGTAGCGACACCAGGAAGGTATCGCAGGAAAAGTTAAAGGAAAATGAACAAAATAGGCTAGAATATGATAAAAAGCTCAATAGCCTTAATGAAGCTATAGCCGTAAGTCAAAATCAATTATCTGGTAAAGAAAATACCGAAAAGAAACTAAAAGAACTAGAAAAACTAGAAACAAAGATTGAACAAAACCTAGATACCCATAAGAAGACTTTAAAATTTTTTAGTGAGAATGACACATGTCCGGTGTGTACACAATCCATAGACCAACAATTTAAGGAAACAAAATGCAATCACGAAACTACCAAAATTTCCAAACTAGAATTAGGACTATCTCAGCTCGTAGAAGAACTTACCAAACAGAGCGAGAAAGTCAACGCCTTCGGGAAGATATCGCAAAAGATACAAGACATGAACCTAGAGATAGCCAAAATAACCTCATCTTTAGAAAGCCTGAA